GGTACAGGTGGCGGTAATGTCCCGATGGTCATGGACGCTGTTGAAAATTCAGTGGAAAGTCCGGTGAAAGAAGTTGAAAACTCCCCGGCAGTCACGCTGAAGATCCGTTCCGGGTGTGAAGGCGGCGGCAAGGGAGCCATCTGGCAGGAAGAAAAGTCAGCCACCCTCGGCTGCAACAACGACCAGACACTGTTCGTTCCGAAATGCTATGGTGTCTGCTCCAAAGCCAGCCACTCCATGATGTCCGATAATCCGCATAGCGGCTTCTATGAAGCGGAGACCTCCCGGACGCTGGACCGCAGCGGTGGTGACCCGACCTGCAATCAGGGTGGCATCTGTGTGGTAGAGCCGGTTGCCTTTACTCAGAATCAGAGGGATGAAATCCGGGATCTGGGAGAGAAGTCAGCGGCACTGGCAGCAGAGCCGGGGATGAAGCAGCAGACCTTCGTCCTGCAGGGCAACATGATCGGCCGCAAGGATGAGAATGGTCCGCAGGGGGATGGTGTCAATGAGGATGTCTGCTTTACACTGGATGCCACTGACCGCCATGCAGTCTGCGCATCGGAGGATGTGTATGCCATGACCACCGGCTCCTATATGCAGGTAGCAAAAGAAGTCGCACCGACCCTGATGGCACGGGATTACAAAGACCCGACCACCATCGCACCGGTACCGCATTTGAACGAGGGTGTCATGGGAACGGTGGCAACCGGGGCACATCCCAGCGGCTTCAACGGGCAGGATGCTTTCAATGACCGTCTGGTCATCGACAATCCGGAAGCACAGCCCGCACCTGTGACCTATACAGTTCGCCGTTTGACACCGACCGAGTGTGCCAGACTGCAGGGCTTCCCGGACTGGTGGTGCAGGGATCTTGGAACGGAAGATCCGACTGAGGAGGAGCTTGCATTCTGGGCGGATGTGTTTGAAACGCACCGTAAGATCGTGACCCATGCAAAGAAGCCGAAAACGGAGAAGCAGATTCGGAAATGGCTGACTGACCCGTATACGGATTCGGCAGAGTACCGTATCTGGGGCAACGGCATATGCTTAGCCAACGCATTTTTTGTACTGGCCGGCATCGCATGGTGCGCAGGTCTGGAAGAATAAACTGGCCCGCTATATTACTAGGTAGAAAGCGACCTGGTGATATGGTGGGCTTACATATTGGTCCTATTTACACAACAGATTTTGCGGTCCCTTGTGTAAATGGTCGAACATGAAGAATATCGGGAAATGGCCTTGCTATTCATCCGGTTTAGAGTGATATATGTGCTACCGAAAAGAACATCGGGATGCACAAAAACAAATGAACGAGAAGGAGCGATGAATTATGTTGAAATTTAAACTGAACGTAGCCGAGCGCAAGACCCTCGCAAAACGCATGGAGGAGCTGACCGGCATCCACCCTTACTATACCAAAGCACCTCTGTATTCTTACGACATCGGGAGCTACACCATCGACCGGAATGGCAACCTTCTGGTCGAGCCGGAGAATGCAGATGCCGAGCTGCTGACGACCCTGCTGAATGAGGGACTGATCCGCGGCGGCGAGAGCATTGAGAGCACGGATGACCGGCCGGAGGACACAGAGCTGACAGCGGATACGGATGAGGAGCCTGTGACCGAAGCGGAAGCTGAGGAGATGGAAACCGAGGAAACTGAGCAGATGACCGAAGTAGGGCCGGAGGCTCTGGACGAGCAGGAAGCCGAGGATGTAGATACCGCAGAGGGTGGACCTGCGGATGCACCGGAGTTGGACAATACGGCAGGGGAGGACACTGCAGAAGAAGATCCGGAAACAGAAGTGCAGGAAGGCGAGGAATCACAGGAAACAGAAGACCAGCCGGAAGAAGTGCCGCTGGACTTGGAACTTGCTTTCCCGGTCAGCCAGCACAATGGTGTGACTCTCCGCAACCTGGTCAACCTTCTTTACAGCCGCGGTAAGCTCATCGGCAAGGCGACTGGCGGACACTTCCATGTGGAAGAGGGGCTGGTCGAGAAGCTGAAGGACGATAGCTGCACCTTTGCCATCATGAACTTCATCAATGCAGTAAGCGACTATGAGGCTGAACATGGTGCTGCACTGGAAGGTTTGAAGATTACCACCGAGAAGGTCACCTTTACCGGCTTCCCGACTGCACCGGACCACGAACATCTGACGGCTTTTGCGCAGCTGGCAGTGCTGATGAACCAGCAGGCTATTAGCCAGAAGCGCATCCAGGCAAAGGATGTCAACGATGAAAATGAGAAATACGCACTCCGCACATGGCTCCTGCGGCTGGGCATGAACGGTCCGGATTTCAAGGAGACACGCAAGATCCTCATGGAGAACCTTTCCGGCCATGCGGCTTTCCGCACGGATGAGGAAGCACAGAAGTTCCTTGCAAGGGAAAAAGCAAAGCGGGATGCCCTGAAAGCCGCGAAACAGGCGGCACAGAGCGGCGATCCTGCCACAGGGG